AGCATGCTTTAGGACATTTGTATCCAGAAAAAACCACACTCATCAGTCAAAACCACAAAGTGTTCTTCCAAGGCCAAATGGTCAAGGCAAAACATTTGGTAGACGATTGCAATGTTACCAATGTGCCATACAACGGACAAGTATTATACAACGTATTATTGGAAGAACATGAAAAGATGCAAGTCAATAATTTAATTGTAGAAACATTACACCCAGAGCACAAGGTAGCGAAATTGTATAGATTCTTGCAGAACGTAGATGCTGCACACCACGGCAAATTGATCGCCTTGTTCAACAAGAAGGATAAGGAACACCGAAACCACCTTTAGGAAAAGTTATAACGAAGTAAGAGCAAAACTTTCACTAAAAGCATATTATCTTTGGCTCCACCTTTTAAAAAGGTGGATAAGGTGAATAAATAATAAATTATAATCATTAAATACAATAATTATAATTTTGTAACACATTTAAGCAATACCACAGTCGGTTTAGAGAGAAACTAGATTTTGCTCCACTTTCAGCGAAGCACCCTTGGTTTCCAAAGGTGGATAAGGATTTTGCTCAACTTTTTTAAAAAGTGGATTTTTGGCTCCACCTATACTTTTAGAAAAAGTATAACAAAATTTTTGGCTCCACCTTTTTTTAAAAAGGTGGATATATATAGGAGGATTTCTATGAAACAAAAAAATATTTGCAAAGATTTAACATTTAATGATTGTGAATTGGCGATTCTGCGTATGGCCGTCGATAAAGCCGAAGAGAAAATGGCCAAACGCATTATCAACTCAGATGATATAAAAAAAATTATAAAAATCGTAGAAGATTTTATCAAGGTTAAAAATTTAATTTGTTACGGCGGAACCGCCATTAATAATATATTACCAGAAGAAGACCAATTTTATAACAAAGATGTCGAAATTCCGGATTACGATTTTTTTACTACCAATGCTTTAGAAGATGCAAAGGAATTGGCCGATATTTATTACAAAAAGGGTTTTACCGATGTAGAGGCCAAATCTGGACAGCATCACGGCACCTATAAAGTATTTGTGAATTATATACCTGTCGCAGATATCACATATTTACCCAAAGGTATTTATCATTCGCTCAAAAAGGACGCCATAAGTGTTGGCGGCATCCTATACACACCCCCAAATTATTTAAGAATGGCCATGTATTTAGAATTGTCGCGGCCTGCTGGAGATACGAGTCGTTGGGAAAAAGTGATGAAACGTTTAGCCCTTCTGAACAAACATTACCCCGTGACCGATGTAAATTGCAATGAGGTTGAATTTCAACGAGATATGAAAATAAACGAAGAAGAGGAGGAGGAACGTATTTATGATAATGTTAGAGCCACCCTGGTAAATCAAGGCGTCGTTTTTTTCGGTGGTTATGCCATTTCCCTATATTCCCAATATATGCCCCAGAATTTACGACATAAATTAGAAAAAGTGGCGGATTTTGACGTTTTGTCGAATGAACCAGAGACGACTTGTGAAATTGTAAAAGAACGACTCAAAGATATAGGTATCACAAACACGAAAATCATTAAAAAGGAAGCCGTTGGAGAGATTATTCCGCTACATTATGAAATACGTATTGGTAAGGATACCATTGCATTTGTATACAAGCCGATTGCATGTCACAGCTATAATAATTTAAATATCGGAGGCCAAAAGGTGAAAATAGCCACCATTGATACCATGTTGAGTTTTTATTTGGCGTTTTTATATGCGGATAAACCGTATTATAATGATTTTTTAGACCGCATCTTGTGCATGTCAAAATTCCTGTTTGATGTTCAGCAAAAAAATCGATTAGAACAAAAGGGCTTGTTGCGTCGTTTTAGTATTACGTGTTATGGGCATCAAGAATCCGTAGAAGAGATGCGTGCTCATAAAGCGGAAAAATATAAGGAGTTGAAACAAAAGGGAGACAAAAAGGAATTTGAAGAGTGGTTTTTAAATTATAAACCAGATGACATGAATGGGAAGAAAGAGAAGAAAGAGAGAAAAGAGAGAAAAACAGGTAATAAGAAAAAACGGAAACATAAAACCAAAAAAACGAAACCATTGGCGATTTATGGCGGCAAAACGAGACGTAACCGTAAACCATAATTCTTTTACAATCGCTGACATACGCCGCCATTGCATTCGATATCGTCGTCACAAGCTGTTCCTTGCCCATAACAATACTCTAATTTGTCTTGAAACGTCACGCGCTTACAAATATGTTTGGTGTAAAAAATGTAGGCAAACACGCCGCCTGCCAAAAGCAACACGATAATTCCTATGATATACATCGAATAATCTTCATCTAGTAAGAAAGTTTCACTCATATTCTCTATCGTTTCCGAAACCAATTTATTTGCATTAGGTATGTCCAACGAAAATTCGGCACTCGTTATATCAATTTGGTCCATATTATAATATAAAATTTATACATTTTTTATTTATGGAATACGCGCGCGCACGTCTTCTCTAAATGTACACTACAGACAATAATTTTCGAGTATTATGATAAAAATATCTTGTGATATTTTTGATAATATTTTGTATAAAATGTTCTGCCTACACTCTTCGGGTATTTTATCCTTCATAAAAACTAAAAAATATGTAAAATAAATGCAACATCTCTCTACTAAAAATTTGCAATAGTTAAATCCACTATGCGAGAGTGACCAATCATTTACATAACTACACATTTGCGTCGAACTTTGTTTTATATAAAAAGAGTGTATGTCCAACAATCCAGAAAGGATGCGGTGAAAGTTCGTCTTTTCGTTCTTTACATTAAATAAATTGCCGATTTTATCGTAACCATACAAGTCTAAATACAATATCTTTTTATTCGGCTCTCTACTGAAAATATAAGGTGTAATACCATCCATGTATTTATTTTCATATAAAATATTACCATCGATTAAAAAGGGAATATACGAAGACTTTATGATGGTTTGTATGATGTCGTCTACATCTTTGTAGGCAGATTTCACTTGCTTACAATCCTTTTTAATGTGGTGATAACTGATAAATAGTTTGTGGTTTACCTTTTGCATGATGTCATCAGGAATGCGGTCCGCCAAATATTTCTTCATTTCTTTCACCAATTGCAATTTATACGTTTGTCTAAAATCTTTATGAATCATTTCGTATAATTGATGCATCATTTCTAGTGCGTCCATGTGATACAACAGGGCAACGATGGCGCCCACGCTACAGCCAGACATGCGGTCAATTTTAATATAATTACGTTTTTCCATTTCTTTTAAAAAATATAGGGCTCCGACTAAATAACTGCCGTTGAACACTCCTCCGTCTAGCACTAAATCTATGAGAATAGGCTCCTTCGCATTTTTAATATCGTCAGGCAAATTGTCGATTAATTTAATTACATAGTCATTTATCATGGTTGATTTTATTATAGAATTTGTTTTTCTATTCTATAATAAAACGAATTCATCGTCTTTTGTGAATCCCACTAAAAACTGCCAAAATGATTCGTAATTTTGTTCAGCAAGTAAAACAATAGTCCAAAGAGTGTACTGGTAAATAAAAACCCATTTATATTGAGATTACCGTCATTCGAAAAAAGCACTGGTAAATAACGAAACAAGAATTTTCTAAAAAATGGCAACTGAAATAAAAAATATAAAACGGCTAATAACAACGGCGTCTGTATTTCATTATACATTTCGTCTAACGAATCCGAGTGTTTACGTTTTTTATTATAGTCATCTATCATATCACTTGTGTCTTCGTAATTTTTTATATAATCAATATTATTGGGAGGTGGCGGAACATAATTTGGTTGAATTTGGGGGTCGTTACTATGCCCGGTAGTAGTCATTGGTATATCTCTAGAGGGTAATTGCGTGGCACCACTAATCGTGGCTTGTTGAAGGCCAGATACTATCTGACTAATGGTTGATTGGTCTAAAGTCAGTCCTTGGGCTTCCCCTTGGTTTTGGTTTTGGTGGTGTCCTTGTATAACAATGTTTTCCGAAGCATTTAATGATATATTATTACTTATATTTCCGCCGCCAACAGGGTCGGTAGGCAAGTCTAAAATATTGGTGGAATCACTCATAATTATTGTAAAGATTCATTGATTATAATAATTACGCAAACAACAGAGACAAGAGAGAAACAACAGAGAGAGTGATATTTACTCGAAATGAACCATTTTGGCATTTGCACTGCATTTGGCGCTAACTGGGGTGTATTTTACACATTTATCATCGTTTTTGTATATTTTATCATTAATTTGTTCTAAAGGTGGTGCATAAAACAACAAACAATTTTTATCTTTACAAACAGTTCTAAATAATGAAGCTAAACCGAACCCCAACAAAACCGACATGATTATTTTGCCTCTCTCGGTATGAACAAATTTTCCTAGATGTATGGCCATTATAGTATTGTATATATTATGTAAATATTATGTATAATACATTTCTTTTTATCCAAAAATTGCATAGTCTATATACAATTAGACATTTACATCCTGGAAGTGTTATGTTTGTATCGGTATTGTTGATATTTTGGATTCATCGCTAGGACAGTCTACGACTTCTTCTTTAAAATAAAAACAATTATCGGCTTTGTCCTTAAATAAAACCTTGCCGACGGTTTCTGGGCTAGGATAGACATATATTTTTTTCATTTCTGGTCCTAAAATATAGACAAAAAAGAGTCCAACGGCGAAACTTACTAAAAAGACGGGTATCGAAATATAGTTTAATAACATTTATATAATTTGTATATTTTTATATTTTCCAAAATTTTACATTTGGTTCCCTATTTTGCAAATGGTTCACACCCAGGCGCATTCGCCAACATTTTAAATTTTTCGGTCGAATTATCTATACACGCAGGGTTTTTATCTGGATGAAAAAGCAGCGCCTGTTTATAGTAATCCTTTTTCGTTTTACATGGTTGCGGCATATTTCCTTTACTTGGACACCCTTCGATTTGTATTCCATCATCCACTTCATCAAAGACAATTGGACGTTGCTGGCTTTCCGCTCGCATACCAACATTATATGCTACCACCCTATCTTGAAAACTACTATACGATAAACTTCGGATGCTATTTTTATTTTGCATTAAATTACAGGTATTGGTATCCGCGTTGTGCCAAACCATCGTTTCGTCATATTTCAAAACTCTATTTTTACTCATAAGAGGGACTAATGTATTGGTGTATATATTCACTGCATCACGCGCATATTGCACATTATCAGTATCATTCATTTTTTTTATACATTCTTTGATTTGATTGATTTGTATATAGATATTGGTGGTCGTTTCTTCTAATTCTTCTTTGGTTCGGTCGTTGTCTACGATAGAATGATAGGTATCCAAATAAGCGTCGTATAAGGAAGTATAATCATTAATATCGGCTTTTAAATCGTCAAATTTGACCAATACTTCTTCGGTGCTTAAATACCCAAACAACAATTTATTTTTATTGTCAATGACTTCGTCCTTTTTCTCCTTGATACTGTGTTGGAGAGAATCCAACAATTCAGGTAATAATTCTACTTTACCAAGTTGAATCTTTATTTGTAGAGGGCACGGGTCCGCAATCACCCCACAAGTCGCGCTATGTTGCCTATATGCTTCCTCATTGTCGGATTCCGCAATAAAAGTGGTTTGAAATCTGGTGCCACCAGGTCGTCCACAATTGATGCATTTTGGTTTCAGTTTCAGGAACTCCGCTCGTTTCTCTCGATTACTTAATAGAGCGTTGTTTATAATTTCCTTTTTGTTTTCCATTAGGCGAGTTTCGTAAGCCAGTTTCATTTTAAAATATTCGTTTAACGCCTCTTTAACACTGGGTAATCCATTATTTCTTTCATTTGATGAATTTGTAGTGGTCTCTGATTCTGCTTCAAACTCCATTATTATAATATATATAATATAATGTTGTATAATTTTTTGCCACCTTTGAACCATAAAAGTTTGGTTTGCTCTAAAGTAACAAATAATAAATGAATGAGTGTCACTAGAATCAATACGAGTGTTTAGAGTGTATGATATCATATTCGCTTTCCCAAGCTGGTAGGCCAGTTATTAGTTCTTGATGAGCAATTCTTTTAGCTTGTTGGAATTTTTGAATTTTGGATAATATATATTGTTGTTTCTCTTTGTTTTTCTGTTCCATTTCAACAGGTGTCAATTTACCCTTGTATTTATAAAGTAAGATTGCTCCTAAAACAATGAGAAAACCAATAAATAATCCAATGTTAAATACCATATTATGAAAATTATCTCTCACCATATGACATTGCTTTAGAGTTTGATGTAAAAAATATTTCACTCCTGGCTCAGTGAGAAGGGGTTTAGGAGAAGGCCAGTCTCCGCTTTGATTTGAGAAGTGGTTGACATCCATAATAGTTCTAGGGTAGGCTAAATTATATAGTTAAAATTAAAAATTAAATTATACATATTATCTATATGGCTAGTTCTTATCTAAATATTGTAACATTTTTATTAACCACATTATTTTATTATTTGGCAATAAAGCCTAGTTTTACTTACGAAATGTCGAGTGACCCTCAAAAACACAAGGCATATATTAGCAACTCATATATGTATTTAGCTATTTATTTCTTATTGGTGGTGGTCATTCAATTCATGGTCAACGCGTCTATTATTTCTACCACTTGTGGGGGTAGTGTTACGGAAAATATGGGTGCTGCTGGTGTGTTTACCTTTTTGCCGTGGACTTTACTCTTTGGCGTCTTAATCGTGATTTTAACCGTGTATCCAGGGTTTAAGAGCGCATTCTCCGACGTGGTGGGTTATTTTTGGGTGTCTGGTTCGGCGAATAAAATCATTACGGATTTGTTGATAAATCCTGATATTCAAAAAAAAATGGATGGCGACACGGCGGCGACCCCTGAACAAAAAGAGGCGATGCAAGGTGCGGCGGATGCCATTATTAAAATTTGTGGCAACACTGCCATATTAATTAATCAAATCGTGCCATCCAATTTTGACTCTTATTGGAACATTTTAAAACCATTAATGAAGGAAAAATACCAAACCGAGAATGAAGAAACGAAGAAAATGAAGAATGATTTGTTTGAATTGGTGGTGACGAGAGACAATGTAGGTGAATCCATGTGGTATATGTATACAGGGCTCTTATTGACGTCGATTGTGCAACTTAAAATCACAACGAGAGGCTGCGTAAATAACCCAAAAACAATGGAGCAGAATTATCAGAAATTTTTAGATGCGGAAAAGGAAGCACAGGCGCAAAAGGAGTTGGCAACTAGCACCACGTATACGATTACGAGTTAAATAATTACATGGTAAACAATGA